ATTCAGCGACTATAGATGGTCTTACAGCTTCAGAATCAGGCATTATAAAAGCTGGTGATTTCTTTAAATTTAGCGGTCATTCAAAAGTATATATGGCTACTGCTGATATGGATGCAGATGGTACAAGTCATGCCACCTTAAATTTTGCACCTAATCTTTTAAATGCAGTTGCTAATGATGAAACCATAGTTTTTTCAGCAGTACCTTTTACTGTTTCTTTTACCGAAGATATTACACAATTTGCTACTGATACTACTGCTTTATTTGGTTTTAGCATGACTTTAATAGAAGTGTTTTAATGAGATGGATAGAGGAAGTACAGGCGCATTTCAAACAGAGATTGTTAAATCTGCAAACAAACCTTTTCATTTAGTAAAATTATCTTTTGATGATGTCAGTTATTTTTTGTCTGATGCTTATATTCCTGTAACTTACGATTCAGATACTTATACACCAACAGGAAGTTTTTTAGCTTTTTCTGATATTGTTGAAACCAATGAAGCCAATATTGAAACCATAAGTATTTCTTTATCAGGAGTTGATACCACATACATAAATTTATTTTTATCAGGTGGTTATTTAGACAGAACAGTACAAATTTACAAAGCATTTTTAGATAGTAACGATGCTTTGGTTTCTGATCCTTTATTAATATTTGATGGCAGATTAAATAATCCTGTAATCAAAGAAGATGTAGAAGCTGGAACAAGTACAGTAGCAGTACAAGCGAGTTCATTATTTGTGGACTTTGACAGAATCAATACAAGATTTACAAATAATGAATCTCAACAAAGTTTCTTTGCTGGTGATACAGGATTTAGATTTAGTTCTGTAGTAGTAAAAGAATTGAATTGGGGAATGACTACAGGTGCTACTGCATCAGGTGGTGGCAGTTCTAGTGTATCAACACAAGGTTCTTCGACATCTCCAATCAATAATACTTCACCAGCGCAAAAAAGTATTTTTAGAGAGATAAGACCAACCAATCCATCATTTAGTTTGCAATCAGGTTCAGTAAGAATACACATCAATTATGCAAATAGAAGCACTTCTAATTTTTCTGTAGGACAACAAGTTAAGATAAATGGTTTTGAATCCAAAACATTTGATGATGGTGAATTTATTTTAAGTTCTGCAATCAATTTTTCAGAAGGTGCTGGAACTCATGCAATCACTTCAATAGATTCAGATGGTTTTGGTTTTACAATTGCAGTACCGAACACAGTAACATCTGTAAAATCAGGAAAGTTTGGCGGTAGTGAAATAACAGTTGATGATGAATTGGTTGCACCTGTATTGATACAAACTACATCAGGCTCTAATTCAATCACAGTCAATGCGGATAACTTTGCCAAAGTAGGAGAAGCAGTTTCTTTCAATTTAGAAACAACATCTGTTGGTGGCATAGCAAGTAGAATCCTTGAGTTAGATCAGAAAATAACTGCAAGAACTACAGATACACTTACAGTTGCAGTAACACAAAAAAATATTATTTTAGCTGATGCTTTAAAAACTACATCAGGCTCAACATCATTGGTTATAGATTTTGCAGAACATAATATTGCTGTCAGCGATTCAATTACTATTTCAGGTGCTACAGCAGTTGGTGGTGTACCAGCTTCCGATATAAACAAAGCACATACTGTTACAGCTATAACAGAAAATACAGTTACAATTGTTGTTTCGACAACAGCAACAAGTACCGCAAGAAGTGGTAGTGATGCAGTTCGTTTAGATGGAAAAATTATTAGAACTAATCCAATAGAAACTACAGCTTCATCTGCAACTGTAAAAGTTCATTATAGAAGTCATGGCTTGGCAAACAGCGATACGATAACTTTGGAAGGCTTGGATGATGTTGGTGGCTTAGATAGAAGTTTATTAAATAAATCACATACTGTAGTTGATGCTTCCAATACAGACTATTTTACAATTACTTTATCTGAAAGTGCTACAGCTTCAGAATTTGGTGGTGGTGGTGATAGTGTTTTAGAAAGACCTGTAAAAGCTACATCAACAGTTAATTATGGTTCATCAGGAAGCAGAATAAATCTACCAACAGAAATACGATGATAGATAAATTAAAAGCAAACAAATACATTGAATCAAAATTGAATGAACCTTTTGCATGGGGTACTAATGATTGCAATACATTTATTGTTGAATACTTTGATAAGGTATTAGGTACAGATTTATTAAAAATAATTTATCAAAAATATTCTACAAAAAAAGGCGCAATCAAATTTCAAAAAGAATTTGCCCAAAGAATATCAGGCAGATGTTTGGAATTAGGCATGAAAGAATATCATCCTAGCAAAGCTATATTTGGCGATATATTGGTTAAGCATAATGAAAATTGGGATTCATGTCATATTTGTATTGGTAGTAAAATGGCATCTGTAGATGAACAAATAGGTACAGCAATTTTGCCAATATCTGATTTTAACGACTTTGATTCTGCATATAGATTTAGTAATGAAAATTAGAAACATAATATTATTTATAACAGCTTTATTTTTTACAGGTAGTATTTTTGCTTTACCAGCATTAGCACCTGTATTTGCTAGTATTGGTGGTGCTGTTGTAGCTTCTCTTGGAATAACTGCCACAGTTGCTACAGGTACATTAATAGCTATTGGTGTAGCTACAGTAGTTGTTGGTGCTTACGCTGGAAGTCAATTACTAGGTGCTATGAGCATGGACTTTCCTGATAATATGTCAGCACAAGCACGTTCAGCTTTAGCGAATCAACAAGGCTCAACAAATCCTTTACCTGTAATTTATGGTAAAAGAAGAGTAGGTGGTACACCAATTTTTTATCATGTATCAGGTGATAATAATGAATTTCTGCATGTGGTTTATGCAATTGCAGAAGGTGAGATACAAGGTGTAAGCCAAGTCTATTTAAACAATGATAAGGTTAATACCACACCTGATCTATATGATACTTCTCTTACAGATGCAGTAAATAGTGTAACTATCAATGAAGGTGAAGGCGGTTTGGTTGGTGGTATATCTGTTTTTGGTATGGAAAATATTCACAAACCAAAGTATGAAGGCATTTTAAAATATGAAATATACAATGGCACAACAACACAAACAGCAGATCAAGATTTAATTTCAGAGACAAGTGGTGCTTGGACATCTTCAGATAGATTACAAGGTGTTGCGTATGCAATTGTAAGGTTCAAGTTTGAACCTGAAGTATTTGGTAATACAGGAATACCACAAGTAAATTTTGATGTAATTGGCAAAAAAACAAGAAGCACAACATCAGGTGGAACTACATACAAAGTATTTAGTAACAATCCAGCAGATTGCATTGAAGATTATTTGACCAATACAATTTATGGTAGATCAATACCAACTTCGCAAATTGATTCAACTTCATTTACTACTGCAAGAAATATTTGTGATACCGAAGTTACAGTAGGTGGCGTAACACAAAAAAAATATACCTGTAATGGCATATTAAATACTAATAATAAAGCCTTAGATAATATTGAAAAACTTCTTACATGTTGTAGAGGTTCTTTAATATTTTCAGGCGGTAAATATAAATTACTTATTGACGATACAGGTACAGCAGTTCAAACTTTTGACGAAGATAATATTGTTGGTGCTTTTGAATTGGCTTTGGGCGGTAAGGAATATAAAGCCAATAAAGTGAGAGCAAACTTCTTTAACAGGAATCGTGATATGCAAGGTGATTTTGCCATTGTCGAAAGTTCAACATTCAAAACAGAAGATAATGGTTTAAGTCTTGAAAGAGCAATTGAACTTCCATTTACAGACCAAATGGAAAGGGCGCAAATGATTTCTACAATTAACATGAAACAATCAAGACAATCATTGGTCTTTAAATTTACATCAACCATTGTTGGACTTAGAGCAGAAATAGGTGATGTAGTTTTTATTTCATTAGAATCTTTAGGATGGAATACACTTAATTCTAATCAGGGCAAAAAGTTTAAGATTATGAAACTTGCTATAAAAAATAATGATGAAGTAGATATTACCGCAAGAGAATATGATGATGATGTTTATGATTTTGGCTTGATACAAGCAGAAGATACTTCACCTAATACCAACTTACCTAATTTTTCATTTGTAGATAAACCAGCAATATCTACACCATCAGAGGAATTGATAGCAATACCACCTACATTATTTAATAGGGTAACTATCAATTGGACACAACCAAATAAATCTTCTGTTGAATCTTATGAGATAGGTATTAACAGATTAAACTCAGTTCGCTTTGCAAATAAACCTAGTTATGATTTTGAAGGCAGAAGTGTTACTGAAAGTTTTACCATTGATAAATTAGAAGAAGGTCAATATTTTGTAGCTGTAAGAGCAAAAAACAGGCTAGGAGTTTATTCTGATTTTGCTACTGAGATATTTGAAGTAAAAAACTTTTCTACTCTACCAGTAGTCAATACACCAGCTATAAATTTTGTAACAGAAGAATTATTTACTACAACACAGGGTTCAGGTGTAAAAGCAAAAGCCATACTTACTTTTGGAACTTCAGTAAACACAGAATGGGAAGATTTAGGAGTTACCATAGATCATTATGATGTTGAGTTTAAAAAGTCTACAGAAGCATCTTTTCAAGGTGCTGGAACATCGCAAGGTACTAACTTTGAATTCTTCGATATTGAACCAGCTTTGTATGAATTTAGAGTAAGAGCAGTAAATACTGTTGGTGTAGCATCAGAATTTTCATCTACTACACAAAGAATCTATGGACTAACCGCAGTACCTTCTGATGTAAGCAATTTATTTTTAAGAGCAGATTCTAATACTGCAACTTTGAGTTGGACACCAACTACAGACTTAGATGTTAAGATTGGTGGCTTTTATGAAATAAGACATAATTCATTGACATCAGGTGCAGTTTGGGCGCAATCAACACAAATAGGCGAAGCTGTATCAGGTATTGCAAATTCAACAGAAGTGCCATTGTTAGTTGGCACTTATCTAATCAAAGCTGTTGATTCTACAGGCGTTAAATCTGCTAATGCGACAACAGTTGTTAATACAGTTACACCTGATTTATTTCAATCTACACAATTTTTAACAAGGACAGAAAATCCATCTTTTGCTGGAACTAAGTCTAACTTAGTTGTTGTAGATGATAAATTAAAACTAGAAGCAGATACTTTGTTTGACTCGTTAGGATTAATTGATGAAGTTGGTTTGATTGATGCCGCTGGTGGGGTAGATTTATCAGGTACTTATGATTTTGCAAATGTTATTGACACAGGTATTGCGGCGGCTTCTTACCGATTGAGTTCTGCATTTGCTTTTACCACTAATTCCACATCAGACTTTATAGATACACGTTCAGGAAATGTTGATGATTATGAATCTTTTGATTTAAATACTTATGATGATGTAGAAGTTCAATTGCAAATAGCAACAACCAATGATGATCCTAGTGGTTCGCCAACATTTAGTGATTTCCAAAACTTTAGAATCGGTAATTACTTTGGTCGTGCTTTTAAATTTAGATTACAAGTAACATCAGGTGATATAACACACCAAGTTTATATCACATCCTTGTCTGCAACTTTAGAAGCGTTTCAAAAGTTTGATACACAACAATTAACATCAAGCACAAGTGCTTTAGGTGTTACTTTTGGTGAGGGATTTTTAGTTACTCCAAAAATTGCTGTTACTGCACAGAATATGGCAAGTGGAGATTTTTACGAAATAACAAGTGTGTCCAGCACAGGTTTTACAATTACTTTCAAGAACAGTAGTGGTACAATTGTCGCTAGAACATTTGACTATATAGCAAGAGGTTTTTAATGGCTCAACACGATTACGATATAGCTAACCAATCAGGTGCAAACTTTAGAGCAGACTTGAATAATGCTTTAGATGCTATTGTATCTAACAACTCAGGTTCATCAGAACCATCTACTACATTTGCTTATGAATGGTGGATTGATACATCTGCTAATGTATTGAAGCTTAGAAATTCTGCCAACAATGCTTGGATTACTTTGCCTTTATCAATCACAGCAGATAATTCAACATCAGGTGGTTTGACAGTTAATGGTAATTTAAGCACTACAGGAACTTTAGATGTAAATGGTGGCGAAGTAATTTTAGATGCTGATGCTGATACGTCAATAACCGCAGATACAGATGACCAAATAGATTTTAGAGTAGGTGCTGTTGATGTAATGACTCTGACAAATAGTCATTTAGTCTTAAAAGGAACAACTCCAAAAATAACAATAGGTGATGGTGGTGCAGAAGATACAGCATTAATATTTGATGGAAATGCACAAGATTTTTATATTGGTCTAGATGATACTGATGATTTTCTAAAAATTGGTACAGGCTCGACCATTGGCACAAATACTTTAGTTACTATTGAAAATGGTGGAAATGTAGGTATAAATTGCGATCCTGTCGGAACTTTTCAAATAAAAACTCAAGCTGATGGTAATGCAGCATTTCAAAACTCAACGTCTGTTACTGGTGGTGTAAAAATAAACTGTTTTAATGATGCGGCAAATGCTAGTTCACCTTTTGAAATAGATGGTTCTAGTTTGCAATTCAATATTGCCTCAACTGAAAAAATGAGGTTAAGTTCGTCAGGTTTTCTCGGTATTGGACTTACAGCACCACAACACGAAATATCAGTTGGAAGCACATCAAGCGCCGATGCTTCTGTAAGTATAAATGGTGGTACAAGTTCTTTTCCTCAAGTGAGATTTAACCGCACTTCTGCTGAAAGTGGAGAAGGTAGAATATTTTATGATTGTTCAAATAATGCTTTAGCTTTTATGGCTAATGGCGTAGAGGGATTAAGGTTATTATCAACAGGTTCTTTTTTAGTAGGCAAAACATCTGACAGTTTTGGTGCAACAGGTGGCAGAATTAGTTCAGGTGGTTCAATGACTTTGACTGCCAATGGAAATGAATTAATGAACCTTAACAGATTAACAAATGATGGCGCTTTAATTTATTTTTCAAGAGATAGTAGTATCATTGGAACTATAAGTGTTTCTAGTGGGTTTGTAACTTATGGAAATTTTATGGGTTCTCACTATACTGAAACAGCAGAAAATGAAATACTTTTAGGAACTGTAATGGAATTTACAGGTGATTTAGTAGAAGATAAATTTACTACAGGAAAGCATCTTTCTAAAGCAAAAATATCAGACTCAGAAGAATCTAAAAATGTTTATGGTGTTTATTTTGCAAATCACGAAGATGAAACAGGTGAATTAATATCAAGTTTAGGCGCTTCTTTTTGCAGAATAAACAAAGATGTAACAGTTGAGATAGGTGACTTACTTGTTTCCAATGGTGATGGTACTGCTAAAGTACAAGATGATGATTTAATAAAAAGCAAAACAATAGGAAAAGTAACATCAACTCAAAAAAGAGATATTTATGATGATGGCAGTTATACAATTCCTGTAGTTTTATATTGTGGATAGAGGTTATTATGGCAATAAATTATACTTGGGATTGTAAAACTGTAGATGTAAAAACCATTGATGGCAATGAAGATACTGTCTTTAATGTGCATTGGCGATTAACAGGAACAGATGATGCCAATAACGATGCTGATGGTAATGCACAAACTGCTACTTTATATGGCACACAAGTTTTAGACACTTCTGATCTTTCTAGCTTTACTGCTTTTACTAATCTAACAATTGAACAGGTAACAAATTGGACAAGAGATGCTATGGGAGAAGATAAAGTTACAGAATTAAAATCTAATGTAAGCAATGAAATAGCAGAATTAGTAACACCAACACAAGAAACAAAAACAATAGGAGAATAATATGTCAGATATACAAGTTAGAAACGATAATGGCGAGGTTGAAGAATACAACAAAGAAGATATGACCGATGAACAAAGAAGTTTATTCGATGATCTTTTAGCCTTGCAACAAAGATGTGTAGAGATTGAACCAATGGCTAGAGAATTTGCCGACAAAAAACAATTGGTTGATCTGAAATCAAAGTCTTTATTAGAAAGCCTTAGAGGTATAGGAAATGCCGAGAAAGAAAGCGACAGCGAAACCAAGACCAT